AAGCGCCGTGGTCCGTCGAAATGACCGGTAGCCGTGATGCGATCAACGCCTTTCAGGCTTGTCGGATACGGCTCATGGCGAACAGACCGTCGCAGCCTTACGCCTCGCAGCCCGCGCAGCCGTCGCAGCCGTCGCAGCCGTTCAGCAGCAACGGCAATAACGGCCAATTCGGCACTGATACATTCGAGCCGGATCGCCCGAAGAAACCCGACGCTAAAATCTGACAAAGCCCATCGAAGCACGGCGGCGCGTCCGCCGTGTCACGATGCGCTACCGCGCATCCGCTCGACGGCGGTGCGGGGCTTGAACGGATACGCCACAACCGATTCTCGTTCCGTGCCGCCAGTCGCGCGTAACATTCAAGGGCATCTCGTGCCCGGAAAGGACTACAATGGAAATCCTAGTTCTGCTTTTTATTCTCGCGTTCTATTTCCTGCCGACGCTCGTCGCGCTCATGCGTCACCACGGCAACACGCTCGCCATCTTCGTCGCGAACCTGTTGACCGGCTGGACCTTCATCGGATGGGTCATCGCTCTCGTGTGGGCTTGCACCTCGAACCAGAGGGTCAGCGCATGAGAGCGATGTTCGAAATTCTCACCCGCGAGAACAGCCAGCACCTCACCGTGAACGACAACGCGGGCGAGGCCCCGACTGAGGTCATGATCGTCGCCAATGACGTTCGCGCCGTCGGATGGGCCGTGTTTGGCTATGCCAAGCGCCACGGCATCCCGATGGGCCGCGTCGGCTATGCCGCGCGACCGTTGTCCGAGGCGGAATTGCCATGAGCCGCTTCGGTAGACGGGTCGGCGACTGGATGCGCCTCTCCTGCGGCGATCTCGTCGCCGACAAAAACGACCCGCGCCACGTTGGCCGGGTCGAGGCCATCATCAGCGGCGCGACCGTCAAGGTGCGATGGCGCGACACCGGCTGGATCAGCTACCTGCCGCTCGACCATCTCGACCGCATCGAACGCTATCCGTCGGCCCGCTAGGCCGACGGTTTACCGCTAGGGCATGTTGCCCTATCATCCGAATCGAATCGCTCAAGGGCAGATCAGCGCCCGGAAAGGTTCACGTGTCTAAAACCGAAAAGTATGGTCCGCATTTCGTCCCTAAATCGTTCGGCCCCGACTACGATATTGAAAGCGCCGCCTTGAAGAAATTTCGCCGTCTCGCCCGCAAGGGCCTGTCGCATCTCTCCACCGACGAGCGCCGCGCCTATGGTGCCGCCGTCGAGGCGGCTACGCTGGCGCGGCAACGCGCCTTTCTTAAATCGCACGGCGAGGCCGAACCGCGCCCGTCGTGCGCGTCCGGCACGTGGCACACGACCGGCGAGGCGATTGACGCCGCGATCCGCTCGCAGCACCGCGCCGCACTTGCCGCCGCTCCGTCGCGCGAACGCCGCGCCCGTACGCCGCAGCAATGGCAAGCGATGTATGCCGCCGCGATGACCGAAAAGCGCCAACGCAAAAACGGCAACCGCCAGCGTTTTCGTCCGCACTATGCAACGCCGAAGGCAAAGCCCGCGCCGACCATGACGTCGCGCCAGCTTGCCGCGCACAAGGCATGGGCCACCCGCAGAAAGCAAGCCGCCAAATGACCGCCAATCGCTTGCGTGACATAATCGAGGCGCTAGGTCTTTCGCAGAATGCGCTGGCCCGGTTCCTTCAAGTCGATCCGCGCACCGTGCGCCGTTGGGCGCTAGATGAATTGCCTGTGCCGATCTCTGTCACGCTCGCGCTCGAACTCATGATAAAATTCAAAGTGTCGCCGGAACGTGCGTATGCCATCGCGGATATCGAACAACCGGATGAATGATGCCCTTACGTAGCGGCGCAAACCATCCAAACTGGAAAGGTGGCCGCGTGATCGACCCTCGCGGCTACGTTCTTATTCGCGTCGGCAAGGATCATCCGCTCGCCGACGTACGCGGCTACGCTTATGAGCACCGCATCTTTGCCGAAAGATACATCGGCAGAAAATTAAAAAAGGGCGAGGAGATTCACCACAAAGGCGAGCGTTCAAATAATGCTCAAGACATGATCGCGGTGACAAAATCTCGCGCGGATCATAAAGCCTTACATCGCAAGCGCACCGATTTACGCCAGCCAGACGATTCAAATCCTCTCATCAAATGTGCCTGCGGTTGCGGCACCGCCTTTCTTAAATATGATCAATCCAACCGACCCCGGATATTTGCGAACGGCCACAACCGGAGACACCGTGACTGAAATCAATCCAGATGGCCTTTCGATAAAGGGGTGTTCGATCATCTATGCCCCACGAGGGCAAGCCGGTGAATATTCGCCCCTAGCGTCAAATCCGTATCGAGGGTGTGGGCATTCGTGCGCCTATTGTTACGTTCCCGACGTTCTGTTCATGACCCGCAAGGAATTCGACGAGGGCGCGATCCCGCGCCCCGATTTCCTCGCCAAGCTGCGCAAGGACGCCGTCAAATATCGCGCCGCGAATTTGACCGGACAGGTGATGCTGTCGTTCACCACCGACCCGTACCATCCCGGCGATAACACGCTGACCCGCGCAACGCTCGAACTGCTGATCGAGCACGGGCTTGGCATCTGCACACTGACCAAAGGCGGATCACGCGCCTTGCGCGACCTCGACCTGTTCCGCCCGACGCGCGATGCTTTTGCCTCGACGCTGACCAGCCTGGACGAGCGGTTTTCGAAAAAATGGGAGCGCAACGCCGCGCTGCCTGACGACCGCATCGCCGCGCTGAAAAAATTTCACGACGCCGGAATCTTCACATGGGTTTCGCTTGAGCCGACGCTCGATATCGACGCCTCGCTCGCCATCGTCGAGGCCACGCATCCGTTTGTCGATCTGTTCAAGGTCGGGCGCATCAACTATCTGCCGATGACGAAAACGACCGACTGGCGCGACTACACGCTGCGCATGATCGATCTGCTCGCCCGCGTCGGGGCCAAGCACTACATCAAAAAGGATTTGCAGAAATTCCTGCCACCGGGCTACCCGAACCCGCTCCGTATCTCGCAGCACCATTAAATTAACTTTACTCTCGCCGCTAAAGTCGCGGATGCTTGTAGTAAAGGTCTGTTCCGACCTACTCCGTTGGTCCCCTCAAAAAACAGGAGACTGACCAATGCACGAACCAATTTTAAGTCTGCCCGCATTGCAGACCAATCCCGAACCCGAGAAAAAACTTTACATTGTCGAGGATGAAGGCTTCGGCTTGAAAATCGGCCAAGGCCGACCGCATTCCCGTTTAGGACACTTCCAGACCGGCAATGCACGGCCACTCCGTATCGTTCACACCGAAGAAACAGAATTTCACGCCAAGGTCGTCGAGACGGCGGTGCATGACATTCTGGCTGCGCATCATATTCGCGGCGAATGGTTCGACGTCACTCTTGATCAGGCCAAGGCAGCAATCCGGCAAGCCACCGACCAGATATGGTTTGACATTGACCGGCGCGTATTAGGCGAAGCGCGGGCGAACGATATGCGCGAACAGCGCCGCGCCACCGCCGAACGCTATTCAGCTTAGGCGACCGGCGCTTCCATCTCGCTCACCGCAGGCCTTCCTATCGGCTCCACGGTCGCGCTCCCGCGCAGCACGAGGCCGATATAGAGCACCTTGGCCCGCGACTTTCCCTCCGCTTGCCACTGGCGCTCGACGTCGCAGCCGATCCTTCTGGCGACGCCGTGAATCGCGCGTTGAATGATATCGTCGCGCCAGCGTTGCAGCCCCGATATCTTTCCGATCATGCCGGCCGCAACCGCCATCGCGTTCGGCAGACCGCCCTGTTTCAGTTTGACCAGTGTGCCGTCGGTGAACGTGACGCCGATCCGCTCGCCCGCCTGGACAGGCCTCCGCGCCGCCATCAGCAGCATCTGATGCCACGGCGAACCGAAGGCATCGAAGTCGAAGATCGAAAACCGGGACAGATCAATCGAGCGCATGACGCGCCGGTTGTCGCAGACGAACAGCGTACGCCCGTCGCGATACCACTCGGTGTCGCAGCCGACGTATCCCGCCGCGTGACGCCAGACCTCGCGATACATTTCGCCGCCGCCAGCGTAGGCATCGAACACGTGCGCCGTGCGACCGATGGCATCGAGCACGTTGTGCCGGATCGTGACTTTCGCGCTCTTGCCGCCGCGATGGTTGCGAATGCGGACCTGCGTCCGCGTCACCCGCTTTGCCCATCGCCGCTCCGCCATCACCCGCGCTCGATCTGCTCGCGCATGAATTTGATCACCGCCTCGAGCCGCCGCCTTCTGTCCTCGATTGAACCCGGCATCGAGACGATGCAAAAACAAATGATCCCCGACATGGCCGTCGTGACATCGAGCAGATTTTCGCCGTCAGTGACCGCGCCGATGCGCTTGGCCAACTGATCCATCCGCTCCTGATAGATCACGTCGTCGATGGAGGGCATCGGCTTCATTTAATTCTCAAGTCCGATGGTGCCGATCTCGACCTCGACCGCGGGCATGTCGGCCATCATTTCGGTGAGCCGTTTCAGCGCCATCGCCTGATCCTTCAGCGGTCCGCGTACGCTGATCCAGAACCGGTCATTGAGATCGCTGACCGGAATTTCCGAAACCACCGACGGCAGTTCGTCGAGCATCAGCTTCTGCAATTCGTCGGGATCAAAGCCGAGGCCTTCGACGCCCTCGCCGATCCCGCGCAGCGATTCAATTTCGCTGCGCAGCAATTCCTCGTCCCACGCCGAATTGAGCGCGATGCGGTTGTCGGCCAGGGCGAGCGCCCGACATTGCGCCTCGGTCAGCCCGACCAGTTCGATGACCGGCGCTTCCGTCAGCCCAAGTTTCCGCGCCGCGGTGAAGCGGCCTTCGCCCGCGATGATTGTCGAATCCTTGTCGACCAGTATCGGGTTCACGAAGCCGAACCGCTCGATGGACCGCGCGATCTCGCTGATCTGCTCCGGGCCGTGGATGCGGGCGTTGCGCTCGTTCACCTTGAGCGAGGACAGCGAGCGGTACTCGATCTTGATGCGCTTGCCCGCCATCACGATACCTCACGCCAAAGCGTCGGCCTCCGGGGGACTAGGGGGGCTAGGAACGAAGGCCGACGCCATAGGGCATTTTTGGAATGCAAGAAATTTCGGGCACAAATCGGCCCCGGAAAATTCTCGCGCGGAGGATCGTCGGAATGCGGTCCTATTGTCAACGCCTGCGTCCGCTGTGGGTGCGCCGTCCGTTGTGCTTGGCGCGGCTAAACCACGGAAAGTGTTTACGGATTTCCTCAATCGCGCCCTGCGGCTGCAACCGGTTTTTCTTGTTGGCGACCAGCGCCCGGATCACCACGCTGCGCAGTTCGATCATCACCGCCCAAAACGGCTGCACTGATTCGCCCTTGCACGACCGTTCCAGCCGGTGCGCCCGGTACGCCTGATTGAAGGCACTGAACTCGCCGTTGCGCTGCATCACCGCTAGGGCATCGTCGAGATATTTCGCATAGACCTGTGCGCGTTCGAGCGCACGATGATGCGGGGTTAGGGCAATGCCGCGCGACCGCGCCGCCGTTTCGATCTGCGTGACCAGCGTCGTCATCGAGGTCATTGCCGTCGGCGGCGCGATCTCCCGCGCGATCTCGCACAGCGCGTCATAACGTGGCGACCACGCGGCCCATTCGAACGAGACGGTCGGCGAGATGATATTGCGCAAATGCCGAAGCGCGTGGTCGAGATCGCGGGTCGCGCCGATGCCGACCGGAACGCCGTGATCGGCGCTGACGTAGATCGCCGCCGCGCCGATG